TTTTTCAGCAAAGGGCGCTCCGTGGCGATTTGGTCCACGGGCATGTTGCGCAAGTATTCGTCCAAAGATACTTTGGCCAGCTCTTGCAAGTCTGCGTTTGAAATAGGCATGTCACTGCTCCGAATGAAAAGTTAAAAAACACCTTTCATGCCGTGAAGGGACGCAAACCCTTCGATTCAGCTTCTCGGCTCCCGACGCGACTTCGGGTACAGCTTTTGCCAAGACGCTTTGCGCTACTGGACGCGACCCCAGCGGTGACAGCGGTAATTGAGGCATGTTCCGCATCGAAGTAATGGCTGGGTTGTTGCGGCTGGCGAACTCCGCTTACGCTCTTTACAACTCAGTCACCACAACGATGCAGGACTTGGTAAAAACAAATATATGCGTCAGTCAATACACCGACGGATATTTGTTCACATTGATTGCATCTTTTTTGCAACCTTGCTCATTGCACCCGCTTGGCCACGGGTCAACTCGCCCTCGTCCACTTCCTCGTCAAGCTCGTCGAGCTCCAAGTCCATGTGCGTGATTTGCAATTCAATGCTTCGGTTGTTCGAGTTCTCGCTTGCTGATTGGCGCGAGCTAATCACCTTGGCTTTGGCTTCAAACATGAGCACGGTGCCCACGGCTGGCAGCTCTGTGATACCCAGCTTTTTGAGCTCTGCATCGTCCAGCGTCAGGCGCGTGCCGTATGAATAGCGCTCACCTTCGCCGGGGCCAGCAAGGGCGTATTCCTTGGATTCCTTCTTGGCTTCTGCCTTGGTGATTTTTAAGTCGGTCAATGCCATGGTGTTTTCTTTCAGTTACGTTGAGGCTCACAAGCCCATGTTGTCCATACGCTGCGCGAGGCGGTCGATGGGATTTGCGGATGAAGCGGTTGGCGTGCCAAGCGTGGCCGGGCGTGAGCGCATGGGTTGCTCATGCGTCACCACTGGAGCCTTGGGCACCACGATGCCGTCATACATCATCTTGATGGTGGCGGCCCACTGGTTTGGCTGGTAGGTGCTCACGAAGGCTTGCAGGTTGGCAGGGTTGCGAAAGTGCTCACTGATTGCCTTCATGCGCGCTGGGTGGTCCACCTCGTTCTTGCGCGTGTCAAGGTAGGTTTCCATGGCGCTTGCAGCGGTTTGCACGGTCTGCTGGTACTGCTGGTGCTGCTCTTGCGTTTGCTGCACTTGCTGGGCCTGCTGCGTCTTGGCAGCTTCGGTCTTGCGGTACTTGGCCAACTCCACGGCCTTGTCGCGCGTGATCTCCATGTTGTCCACCGCTGCCTTGAGGTCGTCTTGGCCTTCGAGCAAGTCAATGCCCGGCGCTTCCACACCCAACTTTTGATACAACGCGGCACGCTGGCCCTCGATCATTTCCAAGGCCACGCGCAAGTCGGTCTCTTTGCCCGAGTTCATTAAGCGGCCAAACTCCAAGGTCTGCGCAAAGTCTTGCGGTGTCATGCCCGTGGATGTCACCAACTGCTTGAACTCGGTCACGTCTTGCTCTAGCTGCTTGCGCTCTGCGAACACTTGACGGATGCGCTCTTTGCCGCGCTCGGACTTCACGCCTTCGAGCAATTCGCTTTCTTCTTGCTCGACGGTCTTTGTCGCGTCGCCAGCGACGGCAGGCTTGTCGTCTGTGTTGGCGGCTTCTTCGTCGGCAGGCACTTCCACCTTGGGGGCGGCAGGCTGCTCGGCAGGCTTGTCGCCAGATAGCGTGTCGAGCAATGCCTTCATGCGCGACGACTGCGGCTTGTCTGTTGGCAGGTCATCATTCACAGAGGTATCGGCACCGCCTTGTGGTGTCTCGCTTGATGCGGATGCCTCTGCACTGGTGTCTACCGGGGTGTCTGTGTTGGCGGCCCCACCAACTTGGTCGATGGCGTTTTCCAGTGCGCTTGATCCGCCGCCAAGGTCTGAGCCTTCATCGGCTGGGTTCATCAATCGGGAAAACTGGCGCTGTTTCCAAAGTGGCATGGAGTGGTCTTTCTGAGTTGGTGGTTAAGAAACTTGTTGTGGTTGGCCCATGGGCCCGGTGGCAGGCATGCCGGGAATGGCAGGCATCTGCATTTGTTGTGGAGCCTTCGGAATGAATTGCTCCACGTCAAGGCGCTCGTCAAAGCGCTTGAGACTTTCGCGTAAGAGATTGACAAGGGGCTCGGCATCCATGCCTTGCGCTCGCACTTGCAGGATTTGAGTCACCAAGCCTTGAATGATTGGCAAGGCGCGGGACCAGTTCTCTTGCTGCTCCAACTTGTCGGGCGCACCCGTAGTGCCAGCGCGGATTTGCAGCTGGACCATTTCAAACACTTGGTCTTTGGTGAGCTGCGGCCAGTCGTAGGACTTCACCTCAACAATCATTTGCTGGCCACCCGTGTCAATGCTCTGTTCTTCGGATGGACCCATGATTCGCTCAACTTGCGCAGGCGTGAGCTCTTGCAGCAAGATTTGAGCGGCGTACTGAGCCAGCTCTTGCAACCAGTCTTCCACGCCATCACGGAACTCGGACACGCGACCAGATAGGCTTTGCTGCATGATGCTGGCCTCGGTTGCAGTCTTGGGCGTGACAACGCTAGAGCGTGCGGCATCTTGCAACCCAGTGACTTGCTCCCAGTCGTAGCGCACGGCACTGGTGTCGTAGACCACGGGGTCAATGGGTGGATGCTGGCGAGCCTGAATGACTTGCGAAAGCGGCTTGCCTTCGGTGTCAATGATGGTGATTTCGCCAAGCTCGCTGTCCGTGTAGCGCTTGATGGACTTGTCGTTGACATCGGAGCCAGCAATCCAGCCGGGCAAACACAAGTTGCGGTGCTTGTTGAAGCGGTCACGTGCGTCGTTGTGCTCGTCTTGCAGTCGTTCGGTCAGGTCAACCAAGCTCGGCGCAATGAGCTGGCCATCGACCACTTGGAACGGCAGCAAGAAGAATGGGAACCAACGCGAGCCCGACTTCTTGGGCGAGAAAGGAGGACGGAGCCAGTAATCGCAACCCTCGGCCATGGTGTAAATGCGGTCACTGGTCTTGTCCCAAATCTCAATCACGGCGATTTGCTTGTCTTCTTCCAAGCTCGCAGCACCCGTGGCAATGCGGCCATCTTTCTTGGGCATCTGCTGGTTGTCTGTGTATGCCTTGGCCTTGTCCAACTTCATCTTGTAGCGGGCCTCTGCCTCGCTGCGCTTCATTGGAATAATCTGGGCCATCCAGCCTGCGTCGCGGTAGTCATCAAACTCGCAAACGCTTGGGTCGATGATGAGGTGGTCGGTCAACACGCGGTCAATCACCAAGCCCTCTGAGGCGGTGACTTCCACCTTCTCTTTGAGCGCCTGCATGGTCTGGTTCAACTGCTCTTTGTTGGACTCCAAATCACTGCGCTGGTCTGGGTCGTCAATCGTGGCGATCAGGCGCTCGATCTCCTGAATGTTGTCTTGGGTGTCATTGATGCGCGATTGAATCAATGGGTCTTGCTGCATGTCGCGCTGGTACATCACCTTGACCACGCCAAAGCTCGATGTCAGCGCGCTGCGCACGGTGGCTTTGGCACGGGCCTTGAGCTTGGCTTCATCCAAGCAACGGTTGGTCACGGTCTCCAGCGTCTTGCAAAACAACTTGAGGTTGTCGGACTTGTAGATGGGGGTCGCGCTGATCTCAGGGTTGCGGGCGTAGATGCTGGGCAACACGGCGGTGATGGTGCCGTGAATCAGGTTGGCGCGCAGCTTGTAGAAGTCTTTGCTATCTGGGTCTTTGGTCCAGTCAAAGCCAGCCACGGTCTTGCGGTTGTGGCGCACGCGCTTGTGAAACTTGTCCCAGTACGCAAGGGCGCTGCTGATACGTTTGCCCCAAGTCTTAGCCAATTCATCCGGCTTGGGTTGTTCGTACTGCGTTGAGTTAGCGTTATCTTGGGGCAAGTTCATACCTTCATCCTGAATGTGTCGTCGTCGTATTTTTGTGTCGGTTCGTCATAGTCAACGGACATTTGTTCACTCTCTGGCGAGCGGCGGCGGCGCATCACGCCATAGCGCGTGGTGTCCCATGCGTGGTCTTCTGCGTCGGTGTCCACGTCTTCCGGGTTGTCGTCCGAAGGCGGGATGCTGGGGACAGTGCGAAGCCAGTGCTTGCAGGTTGAAAACACCTTGAGCTTGTTCTCGGACAAAAGCCGGATGACTTCTTGGGCACCGTTCACGCGTGAGCCCTTGGCATTCCATGCCTCTTGCCACTTCACCCCTGTCTCACGGAATATCTGGCCAATAGAGCGGTCCGCACCGATCTTGGAAAAGATGGCAGGGTCGGCCAAGTTCATGCGGTACTCGTACCCCATGCGCTCGTCGCGTTCTTCCATGTTCTTGATCTTTGTGGCCACCTTGCCTGCATGCTCACGGCTGCCCTCGTTGGGCTTCTCGCCAATACCGTAGAGCTCGCGCCAGATGTAGTGCACACCGTCCGGGTCCATTGCAAACCACAACACGGCATAGGGCCGGGCATAACCCCAGTCCATTGCCTTCCACACCTTCCACGTCGATGGAATAGGGAACGGCTCAACCACATGGCGCTTGGCATCCCACACGCCTTCCAAGAAGCTGCCCACGTGGATGTCCCAGTCACCTTCGAGCCAAGCCTTGCGGCGGTTGGGGTCCTTGAGCGCTTCGAGCGTGGCCAAGTAATCGGGGTCATTGGCCAAGAGAACCTTGTTCTCGTAAATGGTCGAGCGGATGGCGACGCGTGGCTTCTCCCCTTCCAAGCGCAGCACCGTGCCAGATGGCGAACCATCACGGCCAAGCTGAAAGCGCTCTTTGACGGAGCCGTGGCCCTTGCCAAACGGGTTGCAGGTACCACGCACCATGCGCGGCATGCCGGGGAAACTTGAGCGGCAGGTCGATTGCATCGCCTCGTAGAAGCTCAGGTCACGCCAGTTGGTCAATTCCTCAAAGCCAAGCCACGGGTATTCGTGGCCGTGATAGTTCCAATAGTCGTCTTCGCTCGCGCCATACCGAAAGAACAGCATTTCACCCGTTGGCCACTCCCAGTAATAGTCAGCCTTGTTGAATTTGGCTTCCGGGAAAAACTGCGAGAACCAGCGGCGCGACTTGGCCACCACGTCAGCCAGCTGCGGGTAGGTCAAACGAAAGAGCACACCACGCCAATGTTCACCAAAGCCCTTGCCGCAATGCTGGGCGAAGCTCATCAAGAGCGTGTCAGTCTTACCACCACCACGCGTGCCGTGCATCAAAGCCTCAAACACCGGGCAGGTCAGAAACTGGAATTGAGCGCCGGGCAGCGGCTTCCACTCGGTCGCAGCAATCACGCGTTGCCCTTCGCCCGGTTGGCCATCATGGTCTCCCAGTCGGCTTCATTCATCACGCCGGGCACGATGAGCACACCCTTTGGCGCTTCTGGCATCAAGTCCTTGCCGTTGGCCCCGGTGATCTCCTGCTTCTTGACCAAGTAGCCCTTCAACTCAGCCAAGAAGCGCAGCGCTCCCAGCTTGTCATGCGTCTTGAGCTTCAAGCTGCCACCCGTGGCGCTGGTGGTCTCGCTCACCTCTGACACGGCGGCGGCTTGCTCGTCGCTCAATTCCTCGCTGGGCTTGAGCTTCACACCTTGGGGTCCCCAGTTCATCAAGTCGCGCTGGTTGGCAAATGCCACCTTGACCACCTCAGCCACGATTCGCTCAATCGTCACGTCGTTCGCATCGGCGGCTTTGTCCAAAAGTTCCTGAATCCTTGCCTTTACCTTGCCGTCAGCTGCGAGTCGGCTGGCCTTCTCATGCACGGTCTTGTCTTTCCAGCGCACGGACTGCGGGAAAGCATGACGGTAGGCTTGCGCTTGGGATAGACCCGACGCAATGCCTGCGGCGAATTCTTCGTTCTTGGCGGTGAGGTTGCTGGTCATAGTCGTTTGGTCGCCGCTTTATAGCCACGGCTGCGCTCGGCATACAGGAGCGCGGCATCGTTGACCACTTCTTCGGGCGTGATTTCAAGAATGCGTTGGGCAGCGAGCATCCCGCTGTGAATGGCTCCACGGTCTTCATGAGTGATGCCTTCGCGCTCGTTCATGTCATCCAAAGCATTGACGGAGCCGCGCAGGATGCGAAAGTCTGGCTCGTCACCCGTCCATTCAAGCCACAAAGCGCACCCACCAGCCACGAAGAACAGCACGGAGGCGTAATCCATGAGTTTTTGCTTGTCTTCCCCCATGAAGCTATGAATCTCAGCCTTCACGGTCTCTGAGCGCCACTTGGCGCGGATGGCCTGCTTGATGAATGGGTGGATGCCCACACGGCGTTGGCGCTTCTTCATGGCTGCCCCTTGTCGCAAGCGAAGCATCGACGCTCCCAGCGAATGCCGTGCTGGCACTTCTCTGGCAATGGTGCTGGCTCCTGCTTTGTTGCGTTTGATTGCGCCACCGACTTGTGGGCGTAGTCGCGCATTTGTTTGGCGGTGTACTTGGCTTCGAGAACGTTTCCGGCTCTTGGCAGGCGTGGCAACTTAGTCATTCGCCCCTCGCTTCCAGCATGGCATCTGCTTGCGAATAGGCCAGCTTCGCGACGACCCTTGGAGACATCGTAAATTCAACATCTGCCGCAATAAGACCTTGCATCGCCTTGGATGCAAAGTCGTCGCGCAAGGTCATTCCCTTATGGTCGTCGGGGCTATACGGCAGGTCTTTCGACGGAAACGCTGTCACGCCTGTGTTCTTGGTACTCATGCTTCCACCTCGCGGCCATCACGGTAGTGAAGCTCATTGCCAATTCGGCTTGGCAGTGCAAGCGCGTCGTTGGCACCGGGTCGGCCTTCATAGGGGCGCAGCTCTTTGCCGTCGTAGTCACCAGAAAGAATGTCGGTATTGATTGGGCGGGCCTTGGGGATGCGGGTGTTGCCCGACTTGTAGTTGTTGTCCATGCTCAAGCTCTTGGTTACGGTTACTTTGACCATGCCGCCGATGTCGTCTGACACGTCGAAGGTCACTTTGAAATGTTTGTCGTCCATCCCCAGTGCGTCGGAGATTCCATCGAGCCCGGCCTTCATGGCGGCGAGCATGTTGTCTCCATCACGGGCGCGGCGATCTGGCGCAAAGAAGTTGAGGTGCACGTCGGCTTGCTTCCATCCCTCAATGGCCTCTGGTGTCAGGCCGGATTTGAGGGATAGCACCCAGCTCAGTTCGCGGTACTTTTTCTTGATGCGCGCGAGCACGGCCCAGTGCGGCTTTTGGTTTGGGTTCAACTCTTTGGGCGGGAAAGGTAAGGTGACTTGCATCTTTTGATTCTTGGCTTCGCTCATTGCAGCGGCGGACATTTGGCGAGCAAGTGCGGCTGCAAAGTCACCATGTCATTGCGCTTGCCACCATCGAACACCACGGTGATGCGCTGAAAGTGGTCAAACTTGCTTTCAGCACCACGGTGCTTCGTCACCGTCCCAGTGCGACCGCTTGGCGTAGCAACGCGGGTTCCGACCGGGAAATCCTCCATGTCGAGCATTCGCTTCATTGGCACACCTCCACCAACTCCATGCACTTGGCCAAAAGCTCAAGCTGGGTGCCATAGCGGTTTTCAAAGCGCTTTTTCCATGGGTGCACGGCAATCAATCCGGGCATGCCCGTGTTGTCTTGGTGATGGCCAGCGCAAAGCGGCAACACCTTCATGTGCGCATCAGGCTTGGTGCGGCCATCAATGTGGTGAATGCTCACCAGCTCGGTAAAGATGCCGTCTTCACGGCAAGCAATGCAACCCAGCGCGGCCACGGCGTTGTGAAAAGACTTCTCAGCCTTGTTTGGCGTTCTACCCTTCATGCCCACCCCTGAATAATCATTTCAATCAATCGCTCGGCCTGCACTTTGTCCAGGTGCGGCAGGATGTGGCGGAGCACGCCATCAATCGCAGCGGAATAGAACTCGTCAAACTCGTCTTGTTCCATCGAGTCGTATGAAATCGACTTTGGCAACTGCATCAATTCACCCGTCTTGGGGTCAATGAATGGCTCGCAATGGCCAGTTACCAACTTGACGGCCACCAACGCTTTTTTCGTTGTGTCGTAGGTCTCGGAGTTTTCGGCCACCAGCGTGAGCAAGGCAAAGAGCTTTCGGTGGTGCTTACCGTTGCGTGGTCTCACCCACTCCATGCGCAGGAAAGTGCCTGGCTTCAACGTGAGCAAACGGCGCTTGAACTTCTCCCACGCATCGTGGTCTGTCGCTGTCGAGCCGCGCAAGCCGTTGTCGGTCTTTACAAGCATTGCTTTCATAAGATGCCCTCGCGCATTGCATGCAACACCTCGTCAGCGCTCAAAGTTGTTTCGTCAGGTGTTGGCGTACGCACCCCAAAACGGATTCCCGCGAAGGGGCCTGCTTGAATCGAGCGATTGCCCCCAACATGGCAGAGGCTTGCTTCTTGTCCGGGTGCGCACTGAGCACCAGCCTGGCGCAGCATGTGAGGCACTTGAGGTTGTAGACCCCACTGAATCGCTGTTTCTTGGATGACTCGCACGCTGGGCAAGCAATCAAAGCACTCTCGGGACTGGCACACGCCAAGCTCGTTACAGGTCCGCATGTCACGCCACCCCTCGCAGGCTTTGCATTTGCTCACGGATGTGGGCTGGCGGCGGTACCGCTTTTTGCGCATCACGCTTGATTTTTTCGAGTGCTGGGTCAGGCATATTGCTGCCAGGCACCGTCGCCCTCGCCACATCAACACGGAATTGGTCGGGCTGGGTGTCATCCCACTTCCACCCCGCGTTAAAACTGCGCCATCCACGTGTACAACAAATCGACAAAGCCTTGGCCAAGGTGATGCCCGCTTTGCTGGCCTCGCGTGCAATGCCATCAAGAGCGGTTTGTGTGAGCGGTGCGCGGTTGGCTTTGCGAACGGCCAAAAAATCTTGCCAAACCAAATCGCTTACGCCTTCGGGTTGGGTGACAACGGCGGGCTTGGCCCGCTGTGCGCTTGCGCTCTTATCTTCTACGTCAGTAGAAGATATATCTTCTCTTCTCTTCTCTTCTCTAGACCGCTTTTTGTCCGCATCTGGTGCGGACATCTTGCGGGCCTCTCGTTTGCGCTCTGTTTCGGTAGCTCGGCGCTTGGCTGACTGGCCGTTGTGCTCGTCAAACCGTGGCGTACAAAGGAAATCGCCACCATCTTCGAGCCATCCAACTAATGACATTGCAGCGCCAAAACCCGAAAAACCAATCATTTCGTCGAGCGCTTCGAGCGTGTACCCGTCAAGCTGTCCGTCTGTTGAGTGCACATCGAACAGACACCAGACCGCATGAAGTCCACCAATCACGCGCAACCTGTCCGCACACAATGCGGACGCCATGCGTACAACCTTTGGACTTGTTGCCAAGTCCACGCGCATCTTGATCCAGTCGCCAGCCATGGCTTAGGCCCGCCCTGTTGTTGACTTGCGACGGCGAGCGCTTTGCGTTCGTATCTGTGCAGCAATCACCCTATCCGCTATGCGCGAAGACAGAATGTTTGGCCACTTGTAAATTGCTTGGACTGTGCAGCCAATGGCCTGTGATGCGCTCTTTACGGAGCCGCCCAACAGTGCGATGGCTTCTTGTTTAGAAATGTTGCTCATGAACTTGATTAAACCATAGTTCAGGTGTAAAAGCAACTATTGTTCAGTTACTACAGGATAGGATTGGCAACTATGGTTGATTACAGCGAACGATTAAGGCTTGCACTCAAGCAATCTGGGTGCACCGTCCAGATGCTTGCCGATGAGCTTGGCATCTCCTATCAGGCAACTAAAAAGGCATTTGACGGGAAGACAAAGGCATTCACAGCCTCAAACAATCAGAAGGCGGCTCGGGTGCTTGGCGTATCTGCTGAGTGGCTAGCAACGGGCGAAGGGGAAGTTACTGGGCCTCTTCGCACTATCACCGAAATCATTGATGGAACTAGATTTATTCCTCAATACGATGTTGCTGGTGCCATGGGTAACAACGGGCTTGTGCTGGACGAGCAACCTCCCGGAATCATTAAGTCGTGGAATGTTGACGAGCAATGGCTGCGGATGAATGTCCCATCAAATACAGGGATTCACAATCTCTGCATCGTCACTGGTTTCGGCTCATCCATGCAGCCAATGTTCAATCCGGGCGACCCGCTCCTAATGGACAAGGGCGTGGCAGACTGCTCAAGCGATGGCGTCTACTTTTTCCGCATTGGTGAGCATGGCTACATCAAGCAACTACAACGCATACCAACAGCTGCGGGGCTTGTCATCAGAGCCAAAAGCATGAACCCATCCTATGACCCGTTTGAGATAACTCAGGGCATGGATTTTCACGTGCTTGGAAAGATTCTTTTAACTTGGAGGAGTGATCGGGTATGAAAATTTTTATCTCAATTTTTCTACTTGTTTCAACAACTATCGCTTTGGCTCAAACCAACTACATGGAGCGCTCTAGGGCAGAAAACAATATTGAAAGATTCAGAGCAGAAGAAGCATCCATCGCTAAATCTGCCGAGGATGGGAAGATTAAAACTTCTGAGGCGGCTAAAGAGGTGCTTCTGGCATCAAAAGTCTATTTTCCAAACGACATACTGACGCACGCTTACTACGAATCAGTTTTGAGCTATGCAGAAAGAATGGAAAAAAAAGAAATAACCCGAGACCGGGCTGTTGAATTATTGGAAATTCGTACAAAACGGTACCATGAAGCACTACAGGCTAGAGACAAAGAAAAAGAAGCGCAAAGACTTACGCAAGATCAAGAGAACGCGCGGCTAGCCGCAATTGCCGATGCCGAGCGCCAAGAATACGCAAGACGGCAAGCCGTTGGGAACATGCTTCAAGGGGTAGGAAACGCATTCAAAAACTCATACGGCGGTGGAACCAATTGCA